TCAACAAGATCAACAAGACCCCACTCAGCAAGCAGATTGGCAATAGTATTGCGCCTCGCAATATCTTCCTCGGCAAAGTTAGATGGTTTGCCGTCCAAAGCGAACAGTTCTTTGAAGTGTACAATGTAATATCTCCCTTGTTTATGGAGTATATGACACGACTGATAAATCGTACGATTCTTTTTAGACGCTACGCCAATTCTTGTCAATGTCTCACGAATTTTTAGGAAGTCGTCTTCATCACGGAGGACAACCTCAACCATATTTTCTGTCATCTCTGCCACCTTTTTGTAATGTTATTCTAATTGTGGTCAATTGTTCAGGTGTTAGGATGGCGAGTGCTTGGCGTGCCTTAGTATCATTGTAACCAAAGTATTCTTTAACGATCAACACATCACCATCATTATCTTTCTTCGACCATTTAGCGAATCGCTTCTTAGGTCTCACGATATTTAGTAAAAAATCATACTGTAACAAATTGTCCAGATGGTGGCGAGTGTTCATCTCATTGGCAAAGAACACGGTGTCATTATGATACGACAAAGCACGATTAGTTAGGAATGGACTGTATGACTTCTCTGCAATCTTATCATTGGCAGTACCACGCATCAAATCAGTCTTAGACTGATTGATCGAGTTGGTGAAGTCAAACGGATTCACCTTTGCCATTACTTAAACTCCGCATCAACCATCACTTCAGTGAGAAACGCCATTGTGTTGATCTCTTGATCCGCAGCAAACGCAGACTTGTATTGATAGTCTGCCAGCGTAACAACAATCTGAGGAATGCTCGCAGGTGTTACAATATCATGCAACGAGTCGTAGAACTTACGAAAGAATGGTGCAACATCACCATCAATGTTCTGACCAACCCATTTACGAACGGCAGTAAACTCTTTGTTCTTCATCGCATCAAACAATGTCTTCAGATTTGCGTCTGACTGATTGCTCAGAATACCAGAGTCGATCTTACCAGTGGCGCTGTAACGCTGCAGTTCGTTCAGGATGCGGCGATTGTCTGGGAAATGTTTAGTGATGACTTCCGCAACAACCTTTGGCTCATACTCAATGTTCTCGAGTTCTAGAATTTTCTCAACTCGTTTGAAGAACTGTCCAGCCAGCTTTGGCTTGTCGGCGTTTCGCAGTTTAAACTCGACGACTGAGCAACGAGAGTGGAGCGGAGCAATAATTCTGTTAACAAAATTACAAGTAAGAATGAACCCGCAATTAGCAGAATACTCTTCCATAAAATTTCGAAGAGCAGGTTGAACAGTTTCTGCATTAAGGTAATCAGCTTCGTCAAGAATAACATACTTTCTTCCCCCAGCCAGTGACATTGAAGATGCAAAGTTTTTGATCTTCGTGCGCAGTGTATCAATCAAACGACCTTCATCTGATCCATTGATTACAATATAGTCTGCTCCGATCTGATCCAACATCGCCTTAGCAACAGTTGTCTTACCGATTCCAGCAGAACCAGTGAGCAGTAGATTAGGGATATTTCCATTGTCAACGAATGTCTGAAATGTTTTCTTTAGATCATCAGGGAGAATGGTATCGTCAATGGTATGTGGACGATACTTCTCCACGAACAAAAATTCTTCACGCATTATATAAACCTCACAAAGATTGGGGGAGCCGTAACTCCCCCAATTATACTACGGATTGATTGTTTCGTAAAGTGCCTCGAGATCTTCATTCTCAGTCTTCACTTGCTGAAGATTCTGCTTATGATAGATTCTTGCCATCTTACTCACATACTTTTTTGGTACATCCGTTTCATCTTCAACAAGCTGAAGAATATCTTTAATATGATCCTTCTCTGCATCAATACGAGTCATCGAGTCAGAGATTTGATGCAATGCATCACGGATCTTCTTTTGAGAGTTAGGATCACTTGGAATAATAATATTGCTCATTATATACTTTTCTCAATTAGTTCACAACTTTGTCAGCCAACGGTGCGCCATCAGTGGCTTCCTTCGCCTTTGCCTCTTCTTCCAAAGCAGGCTGCGCAGCGGTCAACAGTTCACGGCGAATTTGACCGATAACTTCAAGTTCGCTGCCCTCAAATGCACCACGCTTTGCGCATACATCGATCAGATTGGCGATTGCCTTTACAAGATTGAGATTAATTTCTACCATGTTTTACTCCTTAAAATTTATGCGGTATATTTAGAACCAGTTTCAGTTGCAACCCAGTACTCAACGGTGTCGCCCTTGAAGTGAGAGATACCACGCTGAGAGATTGTTACATCATAATCTTCAGCCATAAACTTCAGATTCTCAACCTTAAACACGAAGTCATAGGTTGATGTTGTGCTAGCACGAAGATCATGAGAGAACTCATTAGAGGTTGGATTCTTAGTATCGGTAGCGACCAGATGTACATGACCATCCTTACCACGAACCACAACTTCAGGCAGACTCAGCTGATTAGCAGCATTCACTACCTTCTTCAGATCAGCATAGAACAAACGGAACAATACTTCCTTGCTCGGCAGTTCCAGATTCTTTTCTGGTGGCTGAGTAACCATTGACGGATCAGTGTAGGTGTAGCGTGAAGAGTTAGTGCCTTCGCTGATTGTAACAGAAGAAGTACCAAAGTCAAACTCACCATCCTCAAACAGACTCGCAAGACCGAGGAACTGATTCAGTTCATAGATCGCAAAGGTCTGCGGGAAAGATTCATCAACAACAGCCTGAGCCAGAATATTCTTCTGCTCAGATACAGTGCGCAGTACATTACCTGCCTTCACTGAGATCGACGGATTAATCGTCGAAAAGTTCTTCAAAATATCAAACGTCTTATCACTGATTTTCATTATCTACTTCCTTCTTGTGTTCAAGATCATGAATATAAAGAGCCATTATACCATAGTGGAGAACCTTTGTCAAGTCCTTTCGCCACTCATCAGGCGATCCTTTCTTACCATATCGCTGAGCATACTTTAGAATATTACCAATAGTGAACCCAAGACCATGTCCAGAATCAATAATAAACTCAGTCGCTTGAAATTGGTTCTGGCTATAATGCTCGCCATAAGTGTCCTCAATATATTCCATCAATTGTTGAACCAGAGCTGGTTCGTTGTACTTAAACTGCATAATCTATCCTCACTTCTTCATATGCTTAATCAAATCTGGATCGGCAGTAGCGGTAGCACCGAGCGCAGCAAGATCAGCCAACGAACCACCGAAGGTATATGAGCCAGTATGCAACAGCTTCATCCATGGGCACATCCAAGTTGCTTCACCAGCGTCACGCATCCACTGACAGAACATATAGTCTTCAGAAAGATAGCGACGTGAACGCTCATCAATCAATGCCTGGAAATACATAAAGATTTCACGACTACCATCGAAGTGCTTGGTGCGTACATGGTCAGGCAGATAGGTGTAGTCAGGATATGCCTTTTGGAATTTCTCAAATGCCTTCTTGGTCACCATCATAAAACCAGTGCCGCCTTCAAGAACCTTTACTGGTTCATCGATGCGTACTGCTGACTGCCCTTCGGCTGGATTAAACACATAGTCGCCAACGAAACGCTCAAGTTCGCCTGGATTCTCATCAGCGAAACCCTTATCAACTGCTACCTTAATCTTTTCCCAAGCGATAGTTTTTTTAGGATATGGACCACACATAATATGCTTGTCATTTTCAGGATCATCTGGATCCATCAGAGCAGCAAGTGTCAGTACATCGTTTGGATCAAAGCCAATGTCCGAGTCAATGAACATCAGGTGCGTGTAGTCAGAACGCATAAACTCATCCACGCAATAGTTGCGAGCACGAGTGATCAGCGACTCATTGAACAGATAAAAGAATTTGATGTCAATGCCGTATGCTTGACCCAGCTTGGCGAGATCAGCAGTGGACTTGGTGTACATACCGTGGCAGTTACCACCATACATTGGTGTAGCAACAAAAATCTTACGCTTGCGAAGTTCGCTCAAATCAATCTGAAGTTCCATAATTTCTCCATGTTATAGTTCAAATGTTATTATATAATCAATGCCATATTTAGTCAATTATGGAAGAACATTTTTCTCATATTCTTTTGCGATTGTATCACCCATCTGCTCTTGCTTGTTCTTAAAGGCATTGTCCCAGGTTTGATATGCATCTGCCATCCACTCATCTGGTTCTGGCATATCATCAGGAACAACACCCAGACGCTCACCTGGATTGAAATAATATCCAATTGCTTTCATAAACCCTTCGAATCGCTCAAGCAGTTCTTCTTGGCTGACATCATTACTCATAACCATTTCAACCTTGTGCGGATGACTGCTGCCATATTCGTCACCCAAGTATTCGTAGGACAACTTGATTGTCCCATATTTGTATGCATCACTCATGAACAAGTTCTCCATTCTTTACTTTATACACAAAAACCTTATATGGCAATTCGCCGCCATGACGAACATACGCACGACCACCATCAATAAAATGCATGTCCTTACCAATTCGCAAGTCATGGCGATGCTGCGAGTAGATCAGATTGCCATACGGATCTTCAATCATCGCAAAGGTCTGACCCTCAATCAAATCAGCATTGGTGATCATCGTCATCGGTGCATTTTTGCCACTGCGATCGCCCTTTGGGAAGATACCAAAGTAACGATTACCAAACTCAGGATGCGGAGTCTCACGATAGAAGATGTCCATCGCAGATGATTCGTATCCAAGAGCAGAGGTGCAGACATACTTGATCTCAACACCGTCTTTCTTTGAGTAGTGATCAATGATTAGATCACGGTCAAAGATTGGATAGTGTTTAATGTTCATTGGATAATTCCTTCATACGATCCAGTAGTTTGTTCATTGGCTCAATCATCATAGCACGAGAGCAGTTGATCGTGATTGGATGAAACAATCTACCCTCGTCACTCTCTTCTTGATAATCCAACATATCAAAGAACTCACGGACACATTGCTGTAACTCTGTCATGTGTTCTTGTCCTTCACCTCAGCAATCTTTACCATCTTGCCATCAGCAAACACTGCTTTGTATTCTGCTTCGCAGTAATACTTGCCTTCAGCGTTTCGTTCATACTTGTAGAATTTGATCACACCATCGAAGTCAGATAGAAACTTCCATTCGTGGGATACTTCTTTTAGATAACCACCAAAGATGGAATCTTCTTCTTCAGTCCACTCATACTGAGTATCTTTGTACCAAAGTTCATCACCACGAATCTCATAATTATCGAGCATTTGCGTTGGAGTATCTTTGGTCTGATACTCTTTGCCGCCATAGGTGATATAATCAAACATTCCCATTACACTAAATCCTCGGTGTATTCATGCGCACGAGTAGGATCCATATCAGTCTCCTCAACCCAACGCTCACGATCAAAGATCTTATGCTGATGCAGTTCGTGCTCAATCATATTCGCTGTGTCTCGGAGCGCAGATATAATATAACCGATTTCCGCTACAGAGTCAACCTGATATGGCAGGTTGTCGAACTTGCTCAACCACTTATCCCGACCAACAAC